GAGGATGAAAATCCTTCAGGCCCTGCTTTCATGCGTCACGATCGGGTCCCGCCTGTGAAGGCCGGAATCGTGGTGGATGAATGGGTTTCAGTTCCGGTCGAGATAGTGCCGGCTAGACTGAACTTCGTCCCTAAGAATGCGAAGACTCATAGGTCCGTGTGTGTCGAAGCAGGGTTGAATGTAACATATCAACTCGCGCTCGGCTCCTTTATGGCCAAACGTCTTGCTGCATTCGGTATCGACATAAGAGACCAGTCGCTTAATCAGCGGCGGGCCCTCGAAGGGTCGTTAACCGGGGCTTTAGCAACCCTGGACCTGTCGTCCGCTTCGGACACCGTCTCGCGAGAGCTGGTGTTTGAGCTACTTCCTCTCGAGTGGGCCGACCTCCTAAAATGGGGCCGGTCAAGCACCGTCGAATTGCCTTCTGGCGAAACGATGACACAAGAGAAATTCGCGTCTATGGGAAATGGATACACGTTCCCATTGGAGACCCTGATTTTCTGGGGTCTTGCAGCTGCTTGCTGCGACTGTGACAGCGATGCCACAGTATACGGCGATGACATTGTCCTACCAAGCGAAAAGTTCGAGCTCCTCTCAGAGGTTCTACGATACGCTGGGTTCTTGGTCAATGCCGGGAAGTCATTCCATACGGGCCCCTTCCGGGAATCGTGTGGTAAGGACTACTTTAGGGGTATCGATGTGCGCCCCTTCTACGCGAAGGGATGGGTCAGCGCGCAGCTCCTTTTTGTTCTGCACAACTTTTACGTGCGGGACCGCGACGATCAGAGAGCCAAAGTGGTGGAGGACCTAATCCACCCGGATCTGAAGTTGTGGGGACCTGATGGCTATGGAGACGGACACTTAATTGGGGAACACCCAAAGAGTCGTCCCGATAAGTACCATAGTCGGGGTTTCGGGGGCTATTTCTTCAACACGTTCACTACGAAGCAGCGACGGGATATTACTCCGATCGCAGCCGGTGACTTCGTGCTGCCGCTCTACACTGTCTATCGCCGTTCGGGCGACGACTTCGTAGAGATCACCGATGATCTCAAAAGGATCAAAGATGATTTGTTTCTTCCACAAAAATGGAAGGAACACGCCAAGAGCATCCTCGTGAGAGGTGCGCTCAAAAGCGTGGTGCAGTGCGCTCCACTCCCTCTTCCTGAAAAGGAGGGGACCAAGGCTTTGACTTTGCCTGGGGTGGAAGGTTATAAGAAAATAACGATCTACACACTTGGGAGCTAATCACTCCCAAACGTCTTAATTTTAGACGTGCGAAAGCTGGAGGACCCGAATTGGGC